AATACATCAGTATCATCACTACTGATGAGGCAATTGAAGATAAACTGAATGGAACGCTTGGTTCCTTTTGATTTGTAGAATGAAGAGATGTTCTTAATTAGAGTTCTCTTGTCGATCTCGCCTCTCAGATACTTTTCTGGGATACCAGCAAGATACTCAGACTCAAAACTCTTAATTAGAGCATACAAAAATAGATTACTAATGTTCTCAACAACTGTATCGTCAGCATGAGATGCTGCAGAAGTTGAAACAAACTTACTATTAGAATATAGGTCGCCTAGTGTGGTGTTACCGCTTACACCTCTACTGACTGATTGAAATGTTGTCGCAGTTTTTGATGTATAGAATGCAATCTCATCACCAAGTTTGATAAGACCTTGTTTTGGAAATCCTTCGGTACTGTCTACAGTAATAGTAGTGTCTGAGATCCCAGTGATACCAACGGTTTTGGTAGACTCTGTTAGAACTGCTTTATCATAAAAATTGATATCACGATATTTGGTGAGGTTTAAAATAATGTCCAGAACTCCACCACTCAGTTCTTGCTGAGCATAGTAAGACTTCAAGAACTTACCAAAAAGTTCATAGTCTTCTAAAATAAAACTAGGTAGCTGACTTTCAATCAGCGATGAAATATTTCTAGTCTTTAAGTTCATTCTGGAACCGCACTAAAATTGGATTTTGAGATATCAACGTCTAGATAAACTTCGCGAACAGCATTTACGTCTCTCGACGCAGGCTCTACGCGAACTTCAATCTTATTGTCCGAAAAACTACCTTGAATGATGGTCAGATCATATAATTTAATCTCGCCTTTGGAGTAGTTAATATCTCCAACTGCTCTCTTCACATAGATCTTCTCGCCAGTCAGGGCATTCAGTCTATATAGGTCAATTTTACCAAAGGTATCATCTTCCAAATAGACTGTGTAGGAAGGATATTCACTGACTACAAACCCAGTAGATTTCATGACTGATTCGTCACAAGAATCCTTGAATGTGTTTAGATAACACAACTCATAGTAGAAAGTAGAGTTGAGAATTGGATAGAAATCTTTTCTCAATGTTACTTCAGTTACGTTTGATGTAATAGCACGATCTGCACCATCAATTACAGATGCAAATTTACTATGACGGAATCTACCGTTAAACTTCTCTGTTTCTGCTGATGATAGGTAATCTTCAACTGCAGTTGTTGCTCTACCTGCGATTTCTTTCTTTGATAATGTTGTTAACGACTTTTTATAACTGACTGTTGAGTTTAGTTCAATATACAAGATTGATGGATCAATAATATCAACAGTAACTGATGCGATAGCGTAATCCTTCAGTTTTGTTTTGATCTCGTTCTTAGTATATGAAGATAGAGCAATTGCGTCTTGTGGTTTTACTGCAACCTTGACTTTACCAAACTCAGGGGGATCGTCCTCTTCACCACCAAAAGTAATGATGTCTGAGATCGCTGGGTAGACCTTTCTTACGATTGACTCATAGTCTGCTGCTGTAACCGCTCTGTCTTGCGCTGCAAATGCCCTAGGAGCAGACTTTTTAATAGATGCTACCGACTCTGGGTCAGCACCGCCTGCAGCGGCATCTACGGTTGATATAGACGTTGTGTACGAGAAGTTCGCAGTGCCTGTTTTGGGAGTAATAATACCTGAGAATGTGAACGTCTTAGCGCCATTTGTAGCAGCTGCTGACGTTACCAGATATGAAACCTCGATGAAGTTACCATTAGTAAGTTTCTTACCATATACTCCATCACCAAAAAAGACCTCATACTGCTCATCTTCAATCTCCTCAACAAAGAAGACTTGAGATGAACCGTTGAGATCTAGAATGTTATCTGCTGCGCTGTATGTAACGTAGTTGGTGTCGTTTTCTTGTGGGTATACTTTTACACGAATTGATGATGTATCTAATCCACTATTTTGTAAAATAAATCTTTGGTTCTTGAGTCCTGTGTTGATCGTAAACGACTGTGTGATCAACGTTCCCTCATAGACATCAATATCACCAAAGTCAGCAATACCACCGTTTAGAGGCGCTTCCTGGTCGTCGATAGTGACGAATTGATACAGGGTATCATCAAAGTTAGTTAGGAATCCAGTTCCCTTCTTCAATTTCACACCATCAGGTGCTGTTCCTGATCCAGTGTAGTTAACTTGGAAGTTGACTGTTGCTTTTGGTGCAGTCGAAGATCTAGGACGATATCCAATTTGCTTTGCTAGGGAGATAACGTTATCTCTCAACGTAGCAGAATCCAAGAACAGTTCATTCACCACCATGTTAGTGTTGAATGCTGTGTAGTATGTGTTATATGCTAACACATCCAATAATGTAGATAGTGCAGATCCTTGGAAATCATAGTCAGTGAAATCCGAGTTGCCCCTCATGTAGTCAATCAGGGACGTTTTAATGTCTGCAAAGTCTAAATTTGCTACTTGAGTATAAGGCATTATCGAGTACGGTTGAGAAAGAACTCAATGGAACGTGGTGGGATATCGGAACGTCCTTGAATCACAAATTCCAATGTGACTTCAAACCCATTATTAGCAAAATCTGGTTCTACTAATAACTGAGTAATTCTAATTCTTGGCTCATACCTGCTTAATGCACCTCTGATTTCATCAGCGATTGAACTGGATGTCGCTAAGTCTAATGGTTCAAACAAATAGGATCTAACATTAGATCCATATTGATCATCATATAGACGTTCTCCTTTATTCGTCAAAATAATGTTTTGCACTGCCTGCTTTACAGCAGCATCATCTTTCTTCAGAAGAAGGTCATCTGTAACCTTATTTCTTCCAAAAGATAATGATAAATCCTTAAATGGGTTTACTGTAGGCACTACACACTATTTGACCGTCTTTTTATTTAGTCACTCAGTCCAACGCTCTACAAAATCGTCAAATCCACCAGCACCGCCACACTGCCTGTCTAGACGATCTTCAGGCAGTGGATAGAGTTCTTCCTTTTTCTTTGATCTACGCTGACGTGCTGCTTGATCTAGATAACGATCAGAGTCAGTTTCAGTGATAAGGGTCATCCCCTCCTCAATGAATTCTTTACTCTTGTCCACTCTCTTGTCCATTGTCTTTCTCCTGTGGTGTTTCCCAGAAATAATCATCAGTGTCTCCTAAACGTCCCCAACCCTCTGTATTCTCGACTTGGTATTCTATGGTGGATACCTTGAAATCTGGAGTTAAGGGCACTTCAGGCGTGATAGAGAGGTCATAGAGACGCATCCTATTGTTAGGATACAAACCAAACTGACCATTCTCTAATGCTATGCAGTTATGCGACTTGTGCTCGGCAGGAGTTTCACTTACGTTATTATCTATAACGTCAATGTTTGCATGGTAATTATCCAACGTAAACATATATTGACCCTTCATGCATCCAAAGTTACGAGTTCTAACTTCGGCAGTCATGCTCGTCACAAATCCCTTGTTCATGCATACGACACCATAGTCCATGCAGTTCCAGAATTGTAGATCCTCCAATCCCATATCGATTGTCGGAGTTTTCGGCGTTCGGAGAAACGCGCTAATTGGTAACTTATCGTACATTGCCCCATATTGTGGGAGATAAGTCTCAAAATAAAAAGCACGCCCAGGTATCGATTTTGCCGATACCCAGACGCCCTCAACGAATTCTCCATGCCCACTTTGATGGTCAGTAAGATATTCCTTACGAACCCATACTTTCTCAGCAGGGAGATTACAAATTAAATTCATTCTTCAGATGCTTCTGCTATTTCAATGCCGTCTTTAATACCCGCTGCTTTCAATTCTTCCTTAGAAAGCTTACCATCTCCATCAGTATCAGCGTCACTACGATACTGCAGTGTAGATGGGCGTCCTACAACATAATTGAATTCAGTCATCGTCCTTGTCCTCTGTAGCGTTTCTTGGCTTTGTTGCGACTGGTCGCACTGTATTTAGTATTTCTACCACTTCCCTGGCGACTCATCTTCTCCTTGGGTTCAATTGTCTTTGATCCAGTCAGTGAAGGGCGTTTTGCCATGTCTGATTACCTCAATGTACTTTGTTATTATATCACACCACGTTGACTTTTGGGTTTGCCGACGCGGCAGTAATTGTGATGCCTGTAGCAGTTGCGAGAAAGTCTCCAGGACAACAGGGGCGTAACCCATTCATTCTCACTTTCGCTGTCGTGCTGATCGCAACACGAGGAGTGGTACAGGGATTGCCTCCTGGGGTCGTCCCTGGTGCTGGTGTTAATACATCACCCTCTAAGATCGGAAAGAGTCCTCCGACAGTCACAGTACGAGGGACTGAAGGTCCAATTACGAATGGGGGAGTGTTACATGCACCTGCACCACCACTATCGACTGCTCCGTTATATCCTGCTACTTTTCCAGGCATCTTAGTCTCTCCTCGATGTTATCCAAATACTCGACGACATTCATATGCTCACTCGCCCCTGGTGGGCGATACATCAGTTTCATCGCTTTCAATTGCATTATCTCGATCTCCAACTGGGCGATCTTTCGATTTTGCTGAGCGATAACTTGAAGCAGCTGCTGCGTCGAAGTAGTTGCAGAATGCTTCAAAATTGTTGAGAGCGTCTTCGTAGCTCCAGGTTCTGGGGTC